GTACAGTCCATTGATGCTGCCATCTGTCTCGAAACTCTTGATTTTGTGGATTACACCAGCCCCCTTCAAAATCATTAAGAGAATAGCAGATAGGAAGTTCAAGCCTGGACACAAAGGTCATTCCCATCACATACAAGGTTGGCACTTGCGTGATATAACTGTGTTTGAGTGTGGTTCTAAGTATGCGACTGTTGGCACTGCCGCCAATGGCCAGGCTCACAGCCTGCGGAATATTGTGATGGCCAATGATGCCAAGTTTGCGAGCAAGGTCAACATGACCATTGCCAATGGCATAAGTGTCGGTATAACTACAGCCGTTGACTACCAGTAGTTTGATCATTTTTTTACATTGCCTGCGGATTTGTGATATGCATCTAGTTCTTTTTGTGTGACCAACTCGGCCATCACATCAATCTCGTCGTCCTTGTAGGTAGGATATATTTCCATCAAGGCTTTGCGCTTGGCACTGAGTCCTGCTTCTTTTTTCTTAGGAGCAATCCAGGGATGTCGCATCGACCCCATGCCTGGACTTACTGCTGTGGCACACAACCATTGCAGTTTGGGATGGCGTCCTATGTCAAAAAAGTGCTTGTTGAGATAGTGGTTGCAGCTCTGCACATAGTATTCTTGCAGTTCCTGAGCACCGTCCACTGCTGAGCCCCAGCGCAACATTAAAAACGTGGAGAATTTCTTGCGCTCATCCGAGTCAAGTTCGTCATAGAAGCCTCTGTTCTTGGCATCCAGTTGGCGCATCTCGTTTGAAATGTGTAGTTTTTCACTCATGTGGTCTTGCTCAGTTGATAGATCATTATAGCACGTTCCAGGGCGTCTTGTAAAGTGGGATTGGTCCGGGCCGTTCGCCGAATCTCGCCCCACATTTTATCATCCATTATGTGATCATACAAGGGTCTACCATCACTGGTTCTAGGATCATGGTCGTGGCCTACCACTGTGCGAGCAAGTTCGCCCACACGTCTGGAGTACACAGTACCTTCCACACGCTCGTAGATCAAGGGCACACCAGGCACAAGGCTACCCATACTGATACCCGTACTGAACATGTGCCCAACGCAGGAATCGTTCCAGTCCCTCGCGGTCTTCGGGATAACTTTCCAGATACAGTCTAGCCAGTCTATTGATTGTTACAAATACTTCAGGTTCTGTGTAGGGCATAGGTTACCAGGCCTTGTTGTAGTCTACTATTTCGCAGTTGCGGCTGACATCTTTCACAAAGTACACACAGTCAGGTTCTGCATCATCGTTTAGCGGCACGGCCAGCATTTGTCCATTCTTGAGTTTGGGTGCAAACCATGTTACTTCATGATACACATCCAAGATTTCGATATCAGGAAAGCTGGGTCGGAAACTGGTTAATGGATTGAATTGAAATACCTTGAAGCCACGATCATTGATGCTGGTCAAAGGTAACACCTCTAGGTCGCCCACATCTGGTTCACCTATGAGTATTTGCCAGTCCATGGGCATCTTGATTGTGGTGTTGCCAATGCGCAAGACTAGTGCAGGGCTGTTGAAACTTTCCAGGAATATCAAGGGGATAAAGTGATAGTCCGGATCTTGCGGATTGCTGTTGTCTAGGATGGCAAACCGCATGTCATCTACTTCTTCAGGCAAATGATTCAGGTCATAAAATGTGTTGTCTAGTGTTAAAATTCGCATGTGTTAATAATACAGTGTTTGTGTCACAAAGTCAACCATTATTTGATCTTCATCCACTCTAGTTTCTCTGCTGAGAATGGGTACTGGGCTTCCTTGTAGAACTGCTTGCGCTTGGTCAAGTGACGCTTGGCAAACTTGCATGTGCTGGTGATATCCCAAATTTCCACATGATCCTTGTCTTCGGCTTTTCTAATACCACGCCCGATACTCTGTATCACACGCACAAAGCTCTTGCCTGGCTCTACCAGCACAAGATTAAAGATACGTGGTATGTTGATGCCCACAGCAGCCACACCATACGTGGCCACAATGATCTTGTCCGTGGCATCGGCTACCTGGTTGTATTCGTCCTGGCGAGTTTTTGACTTGGTAGCGCCTGATACAAATACTGCTTTGTCTCCCAGGCGTTCTACCAGTTGTCGTCCACATTCGGTTCTGTCCACCAGCACCAGAGTGTTGCCTGTTTCGTTTACCCGGCGTATCAGTTCGGCCATGGTGTCCAGTCGCCCGGACTCTTCCAGCAGGTACTTGAGCTCGCTTTGATAGTCAGCGTACTCCACATGGTCCACCAGTTGCACAATGTTCACATGGCACTGTGCCAGTACACCTGCGTCTTGTAAGGTGCTGGCACTGAGTCGACTGACCACTGGACCCAGGCTGACCAACAAGGCCTGGCTTTCAAACAGTTCTTTTGGCACTGTCCCTGTCAGTCCCCATCTTAACGGAATCTGACTCATGGCTCCGGTCAGCAAGGTCTTGAGTGCATCGGCCTTGGCCATGTGAACCTCGTCCACAATCACGCACACCACATCTTGTATGAACTCATGAATGGTTATTTCTGCTTCACCAGTCTTGGTCAGCTTCATCATGTTGTTGAGACTCTGCCAGGTGCATATGGTATGCTGACGATTGTATTCTTTTCTATCGCCAAAATACACGCCCACATCCAGACCCATGTTGATGTAGTCTGCCTCGGTCTGTGTCACCAGACTCTTGTTGGGCACAATCACAATTGAACGACCATAGGCACTGACTGCATCACTTAGTGCTGCTGTGATAATGGTCTTGCCTGCTCCGGTGGCCACTTCTTGTATGCACTGCGGATTGGTCAGAAACTTGTTGATGATTTCCACTTGATAATCACGCAGTACCATGGGCTGGCCAGCTGCTGGATGACCCTTGGGCCATAGCACATGATTGTAATGATTTTCAGACACTGCTGCAAAGTCAAACACCGTGTTGTATTCACGCTGATCATCCAGTACAGGGCTGTAGTCAAACCGCTCCAGTATGGGCATGATCTCGGGCAAGAGATTCACATAGGTGCTACCACCTAACTGGAAGTAGGCAATCTTGCCGTCCCACCGACCCAGACGAACTGCGGGCAGGTAACGTGCTGCTGGATTTTCGTACTTGAACGCATTAACTAAAGCCTTGCGGCAATCCAGATCAAGTCCTTCTATCTTGATGTTGACTTCATCTCTAATTATAATTGTGGCTGTTCTCATGCAAGTTTCTTGTCCAAGATAGGTTTTAATATTTCTACAAATCTATCTTGACTCAATAGTCCCGGATGTTTGTCTGTGTTAGATATTGTATCAATCTGCTCTTGACGTAAATTTTGATATAAATTCAACCATAATTCTTCTCTTATGCCGCCTGCTAAACTATATTGATCATGAATCATTGAATATAATTCACCAACTTTTTGATCGTCACGAAACTCAACTTGCAAAATTTCTTGAGTATATTGAGTAAGATCAGACAGTACGTTCCATTCAACTTGTTGAAAATAGTTAGCATCCCAAAAAAATGAATAGTTTATAAAATATAACTTTGTACTAGTTTCTTGAGCAATGTGTTGAAGTATGTTGATATATTTAATTAGATCTAATATCTCCCAGTGGGCATTGTAATACCGAAGCAGATACTCACTGATACGATTAATTTGGTTGGCTTCAATATGTTGATTAGCAAATAAATTTATATTGTCAGATAGTTTGCCTGGCGAAATGATTGGCACAGTTGTTCGATATGTTTCTAATCCAACCTCAATATTTATCTTTGGTATGGTTTGCCAACATACAAGCACATAGTTATATTTTTTAGTAATAATTTTTAACGCAGTATCTAAAAATATTCGTTTGTTATCGATGCCATTGATGCTGATGTTGTCGACTTGATTTAATGAGCAATTTAAAACTTCTGTAGCTAATCGGTTGACAAATAAATTTGGATTACAAGATCCGTTTTCCAGGCCAGCGCCGGCAGATACACTAGCACCAGATATTAGTACAAGGGTCATTGACTCATGTCCTGAATTTTTTTGAGTAACTTTTTATAAATTACCCGGTTTGCTTCTTTTGTATAATGCACAATAGATCCTCGATTATCTAACCAAAAATTATAAAAATTAATCATGTTGTTAAAATAATATAACTTGCCCCATTCAAAGTGAGTAATATGTAATACTTTGGTATTTTGTGTTAATTGATCGATTTTTTCACAGCAAGAAGCATGAATAAAGTTGTAATATTCGGGATCAAACATATACTTGTAGTAGCTGACAATTTCTTGTGCTA